CACGAAGGATCTTTCTGGTCAACAGGAAGTTGGAAATCTGCATCCACTTTATCATAAAGTTCCAAGAACGCAGTCTTGGTTTCATCATCAAAACGATTGACGCAAACTTGGATTGCTTTTGCTTTATCTTGGAAGATGCTATAAGCACGAATGATGTGAACCAGACGACGGGTACTGATGATTTCCTCAATACCACCATCATAAAAGGTCTTGCGGATAATGTCTGCCCAGTCAGCGAGACGTTTGCAGAAGTCACTATCAGTCACTCCAAGAGAATTGGCGACTTTATCCAAGATCTTAACTTCATTTGCAGCAGAAGGATATTCCTGCTCAAAGGTCACAGGGAAACGTTCCAAGAACGCTTCATTGAGAACGTTAGTACCGATAAACCTTCCATCATCAGAACCCTTACCTTTAGTGTTTGCAGTTGCAATCACATTAAATCCAGAAGACGGTTTGACAAACTTACCAATCTTCTTCAGGAAGACACCTTTACCTTCCAGAATAGGTTGCAGACAAAGGATTTTGTTGGAAGCAAGGTCAATTTCGTCCAAGAGAAGAATAGCACCACGTTCAAGTGCTTCAATCACAGGACCATTATGCCAAGCAGTTTCCCCATTCACAAGACGGAAACCACCAATCAGGTCATCCTCATCGGTCTCAATAGTGATGTTTACACGGATCAGTTCACGACCCAATTGGGCGCACGCTTGTTCCACACCAAACGTTTTACCATTACCCGAAAGACCCGTAATGAACGTCGGATAAAAAAGACGGGACTGAATAATTTTCTTAATGTCATTAAAATTACCAAACTTGACGAAGGTATCATCTTTATCGGGAATGAGGTTTTGGTGAACTTCTGGAAGAACTGCTACGGAATTATAGTTACGTTCAATTTCTTCAACTTTTTCCATGGTCACTTCCAGATTCCAACGACCACGAGAAGTTTTGAATTGTTCAAGACGGCGAGTCACAGTAGGATAGGAAAGATTATTTAGAGCACAATAACCTTTCACATCACCAGCACTCAATTCAGTACCGTAAATAGATTTAAGACCTTCAAAGATTTGGTCATCAGTCATTTTGATGCGAGACATAGTGTCGTGGTTTGTTTCAACTGAAGTCATTATACACGAAAAAAGGGGTCCCGAAAGACCCCCTTGTGCCAGTTATTAAATTGGATTTATCTTAAACTTGAGTTTCTTTCGGATGCACTTAAGGAAGGATGATCATCATCCCATGTACGTTTTTTTCCAAAGTCAACCATAGGCATTGATTTGGGTTTTCTTTTTCCTTTAATAGTTCCAGATGGACGTTGACTTTTTACAGTACTTGGCATTTCTTCATCAAGAATTTCTACAAACCATGACTCACTCATATTAAGAATAATTTTATCTGCTGCTTCTTCGGTGGAAGCATAACCTTCATCAAGAAGGTGTGAGAGGATGATGTCGTAGATATCCAATTCTTCATTAGTTACTCCAGTTTCCCTGTCTTCTCTTCTTCTAGTTCCAACGACTCTTCTAGCTCTCTGAGCAAGGACTTCACCTTTAGCATTTGGATTCCACCCTCCTTGATTGTTTCTAACACGTCTAGTTCTTGCTAAGACTGTTGGTTTTGGTGATTGTGGTTTTGATGGATCTGCTGCTAATGAAAATTTTTCATCAATTTCCAATTCATCTAGATGTTCAATCTCTTCACTAGTAAATCCTTTTTTGAACTCTCCTGCTGCTTTTCTTACTTTACCAGCAGTTACTTGAGTTGCTGCTCCCATTTTTTTCAAATCACTCATAGCAGCATTATGTCTTTCAATTCCTTTGAGAACTGCACCCGCAACACGATCCAATACGCCTTTTTTCTTAGGTTGCTGCTCTTTAGCAGTTGCAATCGCACTCTGTCTATGAAGTGCTGCTTTCATTCCAGATGGTTTTGACTGAGATTCAGTATCAATTTTTTGACGAAGAACTGTTCTTATTTGTCTTTTTGACTTAATTGCAGATGATTTTGCACCACCTTTTAGAGAAGCAATTGGTTTACCACTCTTAGATACTGGTGGAAGTCTATCAAACTTTGCTTCTGTTAGAACATACTCTTCAGAAAGATCGGAAACAAACTCAACAAATCCCTCCAATCCAAGTTCTTCAATAACGATTTCAACACCTTCTTCATTCAATCCCATCTCATAAAAATATTGTGATGCGACTTCTACAATATTCTCAGTGTTATTACAATCTTCAATCTCTTCTCTGAGATTTTTATCATATACTGCATTATAAAGTAAATGCATGTTTTTAATTTCTTGTGAGTTCATCTTACAAATACTTTTTAAGTATTTATTATGCAACTAACTCAATAAACTCCCCAAGAACTTTTTTATTCATTTTTTTACCTTTCAGAGACTTAACAAATGCAGATTTAATCTGGTTTTTTGTTGCATCCTCCGCAACTTCAAACTCAGTATCGTTGGAAAGATCCGAACTAGAAAGTCCAAAATAAATTTGATATCCAGAATTCAAAATAGAACAAGTACGAGTCTTTTTCCATTCACTCATAATTTTTTCATATTCTTTGTTGTTTTGATACCTTCCAGTTGAATAATCCGAAGTCTCATAATAACGACGAATGAAATGTCCTGCATCACGAGACTGCAGAATCCTCATACCAATAAAGTTCACATCAGTAAACTTGTCACGAAGATTCTGCAAAAGAACATCGGTAAATTGATGATACTCATAACCAAACTTATAAGTACGACCGATTTTACGATCACGAAGAAAAACCCCCGAACCCACATTATTAAGTCCGATATAAGGTTCACCGTCACCCAAATAACGATTGCGAAATTCTTTATGAAACTTCAAAGGAGGAGCTTCACCATCAGTCAGAACTACACATTGAACTTTTTGTAGTTTGTTTTCTTTTTGAAATTTGGGAAGAATTTGGTTCATTGCTACCAAAGATTCATTCAAAGGAGTACCAGAAAGAGACAACCTAGGGGGATAACCATAAATTGATCCAGTATTTCGGTATGAAAGAGTATTTGCAATACGATAGATGGATACCATCTGTTCTTCAAGAACACGATTATTAGTCTTACTAGTAAACAAGTTCATCAACGAAAAACTTTCATCAATGTGCATAACACCATGATCTTTTTTGTAATGAGGTTTCAGTGGTGCATAACGATTTTCTGGAGACCATTCAGGACGACGAAATTCGTGTGTGAACGCATAAACTTCAAAAGGAATATTTACTTTTTTACAGAACCAAATTAGATTATAAAGTTGTTTAATCGTATCAAGAATTACGTTTGACATAGAACCAGACCAGTCTAGAACAAAGACCAAACCGTGGTTCTTACCAGTTGCAAGAGTAGTAACTTTTTTGAACAAGTCTTCGTTGTACTTATAGCTGGGAAGTTTAGTACAGTCCAAAACACCAGTCCTAGAAGTTGTCGCACGAGCATAACTATCTGCAGCTTTCTTGCATTCAAACTCCTTTACCAGATAATTAACTTCTTTTTGTGCAGAACGTTTGAACTGTTGGTATTGTTTGTCTACATCAAGGAATAGTGTTTCATAAGTTTCTGGTCCCATGGTTTTGTAGAAACTTTTTTCACAGTCTTTCCAATAATTTTGAATTTCATTATGAACTTCTTCATTGGAATTGATTACTGTGTCCAGATTGAGTTTAGGAAGTTCAATATAGATATTCTCCTGACCTTGCATATTCACAAGATCACGAAGTTTATCTTCCAAATTATTAACAGTTTTGACTTCTGGTTCTGCATTTTTTCCACCTTCCTCTCCACTTTGTACATCTGGTTGAGTCTCAATTGAAGGACCTTCTTTGCTCAAATTGGTTTGATCTACATCTCCATCCATTTCAATTTGATCACTCCCATCTTGAGTGGAATCACCCCCACCTTGAGTAGTTTCATGATTATCCAAAGAGGGGATTTGTTCTTCCTTTTTATTCTCTTCTTTACAATATTCATAAAGACGTTGAGCAGCTTCCAAAGCATCTTGAAAGGTTTCTGCATCACCAATCAATTTAATGATCTCTAGTTCCTCTTCATTAAATTGAATTGAAACAAAGTTACCAACTTTAAAATATAGGTTTGCACGATCAGCAAGATTGAACGTGGAAATATCCTCATCTCCAATCTGGAAGAAATCATCGTCAGAAAGTTCTTTGTAACCTTTAAAGAAAGTTTTAGAAAGTCCTGCATACCGACGTTTCATCAACTTCTCAACTCGTGCGTCTTCCGTCACATTCACGAATTGTGCAGGAATTTCAACTTGTTTACTCCAATCCTCATCGGGAGTGTACAGAGCATGTCCAACTTCATGTCCCACCAACATATCGTAAATACCGTTGGTTGCCTTCTCCCAGAGAGGAAGGGTCAATACACGACTGTGAACATTAAAACAAGCAGTCTCAACCTGTTTATGTTCCACTACAAGGTCTTCAGTTGCAAGAAGACGAGCAAGATGACCTTTTACTTCGTGATTGACTGCCATTGGTTTTTTTCAGTTGAACCTATAGTACAACAAAATATCCCCAGTAAGATCAGTCAGTGGACAGTTTATCAAGTGTCCACTCAGATCATTTTACTAAATCCTTTGACCTTATCAAATTTAATCACTTTATCAAACTTATCAATCAAGTCATCAGTCTTATGAGAAATTACAAATACATGTGCATCACTAACAACATATTTAATAATATTCGTAAAGAAATCTGTTCCTGCACCATCCAATGAACTATCAAAGATTTCATCCAGAATAAGAAGATTGGTACTTGCCGAATTTCTTAGTCTTGCAATATCTCTCCAAGTAAAAAGAAGTGACAAGTCAATTCTCATCTTTTCGCCTTCACTAAAACTCTCATAACTAAAGTCTTCATGAACTGGTGACTTAATAACTTCTTTGAACTCTTCATCCAAAGTAAAGTTAATATAGAAATCCATCATCTGCAGATACTTATTGATCTGTTGGTTCATCAAAGGTAAATACTTTTTGATGATTTTGGACTTTACTCCACTATCCTTCATCAATGAATGTGCGAAGTCATAATAACTTACACTTTCTTTGTGTTCGGATCTTTCTTTTTCAACTTTATTTAAATCTTTAATTAACTTTTCAAGAACCTCACGTTCTGCGTTTCTATTCTGTATTTGTTCAGAAATTTCTTGAATTTCATTTCTAAGATTTTTGGATTGTCTATGAAGTCCAGAAATAGTTACATTATTGTGCGAAACACCATTGTTCAACTTAGTAATCTCTGCAGAATAGGATGCAAAGAGTTTATCCTTTTCCTGTTCTACATTAATTGCATCTTCTAGTTCCTGATATCCAGTCTGAAGTTCTTTGGATTTATTTTCAATATCATCAATCTTACTCAAACGAAATTCTTCTTCAATACTTTGAGTACAGGTAGGACAAACTGTATTTTCTTGAAAGAACTTATGTTCTTGAACAATCGTTTGAATTTTTTGTTCTAATTTTGCTTTGATTTGTCCAAGTTTACGAAGAGTATTATTAGTACTATTGAGTTCTTCCAATTTTGGTTGCAACTCATTCTCAATAACCTTTAAAGTTTTTTCATTTTCTTCATTAAGTTCTTCTACTTCAGTTTCAATTTCCTTGAGTGAATTTTCTTTTTGTTTAATTCTTTCTTTCCCACTCTTGTCTAAGTCAGCAATAAAGTTTTCTTGCATATCAATCTTTTCTTCAATCATATCTTTCTTGATTGAATATTCACGAATGAGTTCGTTTGTACGACGCATTCTTTCTTTAAGAATGGAACTCATTGTTGAAAAGATCTTAATATCCAACAAATCCTCTACAATTTCCCTGCGATTTGCAGAAGTCAATTGCATAAAAGGAACAAAAGTTGCAGAACCCAGAATGACTGTCTGAGTAAAAGACTTATAGTTTAATTTCAGAATACCTTCTTCTAACTTCTTTTGTTGATCTTGTGCTGCAGCATCCTGATCTTCTTTTTTACCGTCAATCCAAATCTCAAAGATATTTGGTTTAATACCTCTGACAACTTTATATTCTCTTTTACCTACATCAAACTCAATCTCTACCAAACAGTCCTTTTCGTTGACTGAGTTAACAAGTTGAGGTTTATTAATTTTGCGAAATGGTTTGTTATACAAAACAAACGTAAGAGCATCCAAAATGGTACTTTTACCAGAACCATTTGTTCCCACAATTAAATTGGTTTTTGCATCCTGAAAATTTACTTCGGTGAACTGATTTCCCGTAGAAAGAAAATTACGCCATTTCAGTGTCTTGAAGATAATCATAGTCTCTTGGGGGAATCACAAAATCATTTGGGGTAATGACCGCATAGTTATAATTATACTGGTCACAAGTCTTTATTGCAAGTTCTGGATCAACTTCTACGACAGACATTTCTGGAAAATCGTCTGCTTCCAATAGTCCTTTAAATCTTTCTGCATCATCCTCATCCTGAAAAAAATAGAGAGTCTTGTCACCGTGTTGATCCGATACGGCGTATGCACCCTCGTCTTCTTGTCCAGCGATGGTTAGGATATACATCATTCAACTTCGCAAGCTTCTTGATAGACCTCTCGTAAAAGTTTTTTGACTATATCTTTATTTAAGTCAAAATCAGAGTCCTCAACGTATTTATTTAAAATTGTAATTGTGTCTTCAATCTTTTCTTGATCAAAGTCAACGTCATCATCATTAACTTCAAAGTTTTCAACAATCTTTAAGTCCACCACACCAGACTTATAAATTTTATCTACAAACTTTTCAAATAGAAGTTGATCAGATTTTTTACGAACTATAATTTTTACAATTTTATTTGCAAGTTCTGTAGTATTAAAGAGTTTTGGATTATGATCTTCATAATAAATTCTTTCAAAAATATTATAAGTATTTTGAACGAACTCCAATTCAAAAGTTTCTGTATTGAAAAAGTTGAATCCTCTTTTATCATCTACGTCATTCCAGTATATCTGATATGGATTTCCTAGATAAAAAACTTTACCATTATTGGAACGAGTATGATAATGTCCAGAACAAACAATTTTAAATTTATCAAAGACATCTACTCCCATACCACTTTCTTGAACATGTCCGGGATAAGTTGCAAATCCCGCAAGTTCTAAGTGACCAAATACTGCCTTTGCTTTCGTTTTTTCAAGTTTCTCTATGGTTTCTTCATGATTTTCTGGAGAAATCCAAGGAACCATAAATGCTTTAAATCCATCAATATCGTATTCACCGGGACCAGAAATAGGAACAATGTTGTCATACTCCGTTAACAGGGACTCAATGGAGTTGACTTCATTAGTGTTCTTATAGTAACAATCATGATTTCCTACAATTTGATAGACCGTAATACCCAGATCACGAAACTTATCATAAACGTTTTCTTTTGCCCAATTCAAAGACCAAAAGTCAACACTTTTACGATTATCAAATGCATCACCCAAGTGAATACAATGTTTGATCCCACGTTTCTTTAACTCGGGAAAAAACACATCCTCATAAAATTTCTTGAAGTAGTCATGAAAGATTTTACTACCTTTCCTTCCTCCAAAATGGGTATCAGTTACACAAGCAATTATAGTCATTGATACATCTTAGTTTGAATTGCATCCTTAATGGAATTATACTCCGAAGCATCAAATCCGTCACCATCTACAGTAAATACTTCGTCATATCCAGACCTTTCAATGATTTTAGCACGAATTTCCATCTGTTTCTTTTCTTTTTGAATTCTTCTTAGAAAAGCGTAATGAATAATTTGTGTAAAATAAGCAAATGGATTACTAGATTTCTCTGGATTGAAATTATGAATATACTGAACGCAGTTTTCAATACCATCACAAATCATATCTTCACGGAACATGTAGTTCACAAAGTTTGGTTTGTATGATAGGTGCGTAGCAATCTTTAAAAAACACTCTCCAAGATAATTGGTGATACGAGGTTTGGTTTCACCTGCTTCTGCTGCTGCAGCAACTTTCCTCTTATATTCTACAATTGCATCAAGGAAATCCTTGTTATTTACATAATGTTCTGATCTTTTTCTTTTAGGTGCTTGCATTTCATAAGTCCCCGTTATTATTAATTGTTCTTATTATAACAGTTTATGAGTATGTTGACAAGACCCCTAAATCTTGATACAATTACTCTGTGGAGTTTCAAAGATCAGGTTTATCTAAAGACTTTTTATAGAGCTTCTCAAACTTAACTCTAGCTTCTGCAACTGTTGATAGATAACCCATTTCTGGAGTTAAATCTCCTTTACTTTTCTTACTGTTTTTTTGTCTTAAGAATTTGTGATACATTTCTAGAGTTTCTGGATCACGAACTTCACTAATCGTGAGTACTTTATCCATGTCCAAAAGAAAAGTATCATCATCTGCAAATCTTAACCAAGGATCAATTTTAAATCCTTGCATACCAATATTTTTCATCACAACAGTTTCAATTGTAACTGGATTATGAAGAATTAACATAGTTCTTCCATCTTCTTCTGATGGACAGACTACTGAAAAAATCTCTTCTCCAGATACTAATTTTAAAACTGCATAAAAATCTTCTTCCATCATTCTTTTAAATTTACTTGTATGAATTCATAATTAAAGTTTTCTTCATTATAGATTTTAACTCTCTCTATAAGATGATTAAGTGTATAATTTTTTCTTAACTTAAATGTACAATCATCTGCAATATCATAAAGAACTGCCTGAGTTTTATTGTCACCTTTTCTTAAAACTCTACCGATTGATTGTAAATTTCTGATTCTTGATTTACTTGGTGAAGCAAAAATTACATTATGCAAATTCTTGATATTAATCCCAGTTGAAAAGGTTCCGTAAGAAGCAACAATGATTGCGTTATTTTCTCTTTCCGTAATCTCTCTTACCTTTTCTCTTTCCTCTGCATCAACTCCACCATGAACATAAAAAACTTTTCTATCATTCTTTATGGAGTTATTTATTAAATTAAAAAGAGGTTCACCATGAGTTTCCACTCGTGAAAACAGTACAAGAGTGTTACCTTTTAAATCTAATACAAGATTTTTAATGAACTTATTTCTCTTTTCATGAGTAATAATGAATTGTATTTCATCCTCATAGTTCTCAAATTCACGAGGATTGTGTTTGAGAATTAAAACTTTAATTTGAAGTTTGGATAAATGTCCCTTTTCAATCAGTTCTTTTGTTTGTGCAACTTTATATGATGGGCCAAACAATCCTTCCAATACCCACTTATGAGTTTGTGAACCATCTAATGACCCAGTAAATCCAAAACGATATTTGGTATTGTCCATCTTAGTCATAATACCGACTAAAGATTTGGATTTAAACTGATGTGCTTCATCACCAATTACTACGTCAAACCCATCGTAAAACGTCCTAGGCAGTTTGTATATGGACTGCCACGTGGTGATAACTACAGGCGCTTCATTCGTCTTCTCTCTGCCCGAATAGATGCGGTGGCAGAAGTCCTCAGCGTTCCATCCATAGTCCTGAAAGTCCTTAAACATCTGTTCAACCAATGATGTTGTAGGAACTACCAATAGAATCTTATGATCTCTTTCTACAAAATATCTGACAATAGAATAAATCATCAATGACTTACCCGATGCAGTTGGAGAGATCAGAAGTTTACGATTATATTTTAGTGCATCAAATACTGCATTAATTTGATAATCTCTTGGTTTATGTTTGGAAATACGAGTTACGTAATCCTTCACACCCTCATAAGAAATCATTTCATTCTGTTCAAAAGGAGTTCCATAGAACTTATTATCTTTGAACTCTATAGAATAATCCCATTTCTTTGCCCAAGAAACTACCTTATCCAATAAACCAACATAAATTTCTCCAGTATGAGTTGAGAAAAGACGGATCTTTCCATCCCAATATTTACTACGGTACTGGGGCATAAACTTAGCGCCTGGTACATCAAAAGTAAAATGTTCAGATAATTCTTGAAAGATATGTGGTTCTGCTTCTACTTTTAGATAGACTTCATTCTTTTTGGAGATTACAATATTGGTCATATATCAACTATATCCTGCAATAAATTTGGACCATTCAATGGCATTTTTTAACTGATAAGTTCTATTTAAAATTGTTTTTAAAATACTTTCCAGATAATTTAACATCATCTGATAATATTCAATTTTGGTTAGACAAGTAATGAGATCTTCATCTGCATCCATATATTTGTCTAGATCTGGTTTCAAAACCTTATGATCAAATGGTTTTTCAATATAAACATCGGGTTCTGCTTTTCCCGTGTAATATTGCCATTTTTCTTTCTTTAAAATCTTATATTTGTTCTCTTGGGCTTTTTTAAGAACTAAAATATTATTGAAAATCTTATAATACTTTGCATGTAATGAAGGTATTTTTGTAGATTCTGTATGCAGATTATCTTCGTCTATCTTAGAATCTTCTTCCCATAATTTTTGAATTTCATCCAGGTTCATAAGTTAAAATATCATAAAGAGTATACTTAAAATTAACTGTTGCAGTTACGTACTGCACATCAGTCATTGTTGAGTCAAAATTAATTGTTGATAGGGATGTGGGAAACAATCCTTTAAATTTTACAGTTATATTTGAATGATAGTTACTGTTATAAACAATTAGAGTTGCATCAGATACATTAGGATCTGATGTATTTGTAGGATCACTTAGTCTCCATTGATCATATTCTGCAATACTTTCGGGATATCCAAGACCTCTCATCCAATTATGAATTTCCAAATAATTTTCCATATTTTCATCAACGATGAATTTTAAATTAAAATCCTCGTATGATAATTTATCTCCTGGAATTGGAATATCCTTCAGGTAATTTGGTTGAATTGCTACTCCAAGATTAATGCCAGGAATGTTAGCAGAATTGGAAAAGAAATCTACTTTAGGGGTTCTAGAAAGATTGAACTTAAACCCCAACGGAGTTAAAAAATTTCTATTCTCAATTTGTTTTGAAAAAGCATTAGTCATTGAGAGTTTTATTTTTATTTATGGGCATAAAAAAAGAGGATCCGAAGATCCTCTTGATTGAGTTGTGAGAAAGACTCACATTAGGTTTGCAACCTTTACTCTTCTGTAGTAACGGTTTGCATTGAGTAGTAGGCGTCCTTGACCTGCTGTAGTACCTTCTGCAAATGGGTTTGCAACGATACCATAACGAGTCTTGAAGCCAATTTTTGGTTGGAAGGTGTCTTGTCCAACTGCACGTACCATTTGGAGAGGTACATATGGGCAATAGAAGATACCAGCGTCATAAGCACTAGAACCTTTGTAACCAACAACGTAGTATTGGTTAGCATCAACGTTAGCAGCATAAGGATCAATATAGACTCTATATTTACCTTGAAGAACACCAGCGAAGGTGTTGCCAGTGTCATCAACGTTGAGGTTAGCGTTAAGAGCAGGAGTGTAATCAAGTACACCAGCCATGGTTAGAGCGGAAGCAACGTCTGCAGAGCAGATGATGGTGTTGCCCTTCCCTCTACGAGTTCTTTGTGCGATTGCGTTAGCATCACGCTCAATCTGGAAGAGAAGACCTTTGAACTTCTCAACTGACCAACGACCGTTGGAGTCAACGTCAAGGTCAAATACACCAGCGGTAGCAGTGTTAACAGCAGCACCTTGCTCAGCAACCTTATAGATGGTTCTGATAACTTCTCTGTTGATTTCAGCGAGGATCTCAGTAGAGAGAATGTTAGCAAGTTCTGCTTCTGCGTTTAGACCGTGGATTGCCTTGAGGTCTTGAGCGAGTTCTAGTGAATACTCAGCTTTGAGTGCTCTTGATTTCGCAGTAACGGTAACTTTCTCAATTGAGAAAGCCATTTCGTTAAAGAGGTTACCAGCAGCATCACCGAGAGCTTCAGCTTGACCTGTAGCAAGACCTTCACCAACGTTATATGGTGATGGGTTGGTGGTAGCAGTACCAACTGGGTTAAGAGCAGATGGGTTAGTACCCGACTGAGTAGTTGTACCGAAACCTACGAGACCATCAGCGAAACCTGCAGAAAGGTTACGGCTGTTGTTTTGTCCCGAGAATGCTGAATCTGCTTCGTTGTAGAATGCTTCAGTTCCGCTTTGTGTACCATACTTGGAACGCATTGCGAAGATTAGTCCAGTAGGACCGCTCATTGGTTGAACGCCACAGATGTCGTATGCAATGAGGTTAGGCATTGAACGACGAATGAGGCTGATTAGAACTGGGTCAAAACCTGCAGTAGGACCTGCAGCTTGAGCATCAGCACCACCGAAACCACCAGTACCAGCTGAGTTGGTTGGGGATGCTTCTCCGAGGAATTCGCGTGATTCGCGGATTTCTCTTTCTTGGTTTTCTAGAAGTTGCGCCGTAACATATCTACGGTGTGCATCTTTGATATCGCCTAGACCTTCGTTGAAGTCTAGGATAGGAGCCCACTTCTCCTGTAAGTATTGGGAATTCATTCCGTCCATTTGATTGATACCTCTGTTAAAAGTGTTGTTTAAGTTGCGGTTTGAGTATTATAAAAAACTCACTTTTTAGTAACGTTGGAAAGAGCGCGTAGATAAGCGTTCATTGTAGGCGAAGTTGCCTCAGTGAAGTTTGCTTCCTCTGTTAGATTTTCCGTTTCGTTAACTGCACCACCAGCATTTCTTGGAAAGTATGACTCTCTAAGAGTTACTAGTTTTTGGTGATATTCTTCTTCACTCCCAAACTCAACACTTTCTACGAGGGATGCAAGCTTATCCTTTTGGGAAACAGCAAGTCCTTCGGAAACATCGTTGAATACGGTTTCAGCAACCGATTCCGAAAGTTTCTTGTTAAGAACAACATTCTTCTGAATTTGTTCGTTGAGTTTTGTCTCCATTTCATCAAGTTTGTCTACCATGCTCTCTAGTACATCATATTTCTCTTCAGGCATTGATACATAATGTTCTTCAAAAAGTCCCTTGAGGTTAACAAGGAACGACTCGGTGATCTCAGTTTTGAGACCACGCTCAACTGCTAGAGCATTTTCTTCTAACCATTCGGATGAAACATACTCAAGGTATGAATCAACTCTTTCGGTTAGTTCTAGTTTGATTTCCTCAATTTCTTCAGCAAGAGCAGCAGCATACTGTTCTTCTAGAGAATCGCGGATTTCTTGTACTTTTGAATGCAAAGCAGCTTCAAAAACTACTTTTGCTTTTTCTTTGAATTCTTCGGAGAGATCTTCACCACCAAGTAGAGCATTGACATCTTCTTCAATGTCATACTCTTCTTTCTTCATTTTTTTACCATAACCAGACTCATCTTCTTCGTCGTCGTCATCGTCATCATCGTCGTCATCATCGTCATCAGATGACTTCTTCATTTTACGAGCTTCGCTCATTTTTTTACGAAAACGTGATCTTTTTTTACCAGATTCATCTTCTTCATCGTCGTCATCATCATCGTCATCATCATCGTCATCATCGTCGTCATCGGATGATTTTTTGGATGATTTTTTGGATGATTTTTTGGATGATTTTTTGCCAGACTCATCTTCTTCGTCGTCGTCATCGTCATCATCGTCATCATCGGATGATTTCTTAGCAGCTTCTAGAAGTTCTTCGTCTTCATCAAACTCTGAATCTTCCTTGACGCCAGTCTGACCGGGAGTTGCAACTGAAGTTGCACTCTTAAGAGGAGCTTGCATTCCTGCTTGAGCTTTAGCATTTACAACATCCCTAACTTGCTTAAGGGTTGCTCCAGGTGTTTTAAGTTTAGCTGAGTCGTCATCAGGACGATAATTAGAAGGATCAGGTCCACCCAAATCTTCCCAAGCACCAGTTTGACCAGGAGTTCCAGCAGGAGTTGCTGACTTCTGAGGTGCCATTCCAGCTGCTGCATGAGCATTTACAGCTGTTTTAGATTGAGTAGTGCCGGTTTCCATTTCTTGTAAATTCTTACCACGGGACATTTGAACTCTCCGATTACCTTTGTATAATCTTTATTTATTTATAATTTAAAGATTTGATAAAATTGAAAATCATATCTTTTCTTGAAAGTTTGCTTTGAAACATTAAAATATTTGTAAGCATCCTTCATACAACCAAACATAATACCATTGCAAATAATATGTTTAGAATTTGGATTTTTTGATCCTTCATTCCTTTTTGAAGATTTATCCTCATAAAAGTTATTTATTTCATAATTTGGCTTATGTTGATTTGATATACCTATTTTTTGTTTGTGACCCTCGGTTAATTTTTTACCTAAATTTTTTTCCCTTAATATTTTTTTGTGATTTTCTGAAAGTTTAGACCCAGTTCTATCCGGAACTAAATGATCTTTATTAGTTAGAAACTCCTTATAATATTCAATAAGAGATTTTTCAATGATCAAAGAATCTTCATTGGATATATTTTCAATAATTTTATATACAACTGGTTCAAATCCCAATTGTCTTATATTATTGATATAATTAAGTTTGTCTTGATTGTAATTCGCGTATCCCTTTAAATGTGAAAAACACCGATCTTTTTTACCTTTTCCAATATAAAATGGAATTTTATTAATCGGATCTACGAGAGCATAAACATAATGATGCATAATAAATTAAAGCATATTTAAAAATTTCTCAAAATGTTCAATTTTTCTTTGTTCAGATAATCTTTTTCTTTGACAATCCTTTTCAATTAGGTTTTTAATTGATTCAGCAATCCAAGTTTTTTTATTAGAATCATAGATCCACTCCCTGCCTTCCATAATTCCCTGAACAAATGCATCAGGAGCAGAAGGATCGGCAACGATATCAGCAGCAGTTGCAAGCATAAAGTCTTCACCTACAACTTTGACACCTTCACTAGACATTTGAAGTGATCCAACACCTCTTGAAGAAACACCAAGAGTTACACCTTCACCAATTAGTGATTGTGCAATTTTACCCATTGGAGTTGAAAGGATTTGTGCTTTACCGTAGAAGTTAGTTCCTTTCTGTTCAAGAACAGTAATCTTGTGTGAAACACGATCAAGATTTACAGTAGGACCATCAGGATGTCCGAGTTCTCCAAGAGCACGTCCTTTGTTTACGAAATTTTCGCAATAACGATCTACTTCACGAGCAAGAGTTGTAATAGGATACATACGTCCATTACGGTTCTTGATTTCTCCTTGAAGGAATATTCCCTCAATAAACATTTTCTTGTCGGCACCTTTGCCTTCTACAATAAATTCTACTTTTGAGACTTCTTCTGTGATGAGTTTCATTTTAATTACTCGGCGGTTAGGGTTACAACTTCTGCAATATTGAAAAATGTGTCTGGTTCATAAGTAAGACAAGATACTTTCACACTCTTTGCTACTGAAGCTCCAAAAACATTTGGAGATGTTACGGATGAACTATTGTAATTAATTGTGATATAATCTTGTCCGACTGCAATAATTGGATTATGTACTGTATTAATTCCAGCAGTTGGAGCACCATAAACAGTTGCATATTCGCCAACAACAAATGGGTTACCGTTGTTTTCTCCAAATAATAATGTTGTTGTTGTTCCAGTAACGACTCCAACAATTCCTTGCCTCTTCATCTGTTCTTTAATTATATCAACACTATATGATGTAATGTGATAATTATCTTGAGTTGCGACAGGATCAGTTCCAATAGCAATATATCCACCAGAACTACTGGTTGTTGAACCGATTGTAATTCGCAGATAACCACTTTTTAATGGAATGGGGACACTAGTTATAGCAACACCAACAGGTGCAGCTAACCTTGGAATTTGAGTATCTTGAATAATTTTTGTTGACATTATTTTTCAACCTTTAGAGTTTGGATCATATAATAGTTATTTATTGATTGATTGAATTTACAAGTTTTCAATTAAACTCCACCATATGCAAATATCCAAACACCACCAATAGCAGTTGAAGTTGAGAATAGTTCAATCATCATACTTGCTTGAGCAGCACCACCACCACCAAGTTGATAAACATTACTACCATTACTACACTGACTTGCAGTTACTCCAGTAAATGTAAAAGTATTTGCAGCAGTATGAGGAGTAATAAAAATCCTAATTCCTCTATTTGCTGTAAAATTAGTTAGTGTAACTGTTCTATTTGCATTAGCACTTGGTTGCCAGAATATTACATC